CAAAGCGTAGGGTTAACTGTTAATTCTTTACCCATGACCATGATTTCACTAGCTGAATCTTGATAGTGAGCAACTAACCAGGCAACACCTTCGTACAATTTCCGCCAACCTGTTTCTGCCATCGTTCGAGCGACTAATTCAATCTTCTCGTCACCTTTTTCTTGAACGCCATTGAATCTTGTAGCTGTTTCTTTTGCTATTGCGTCAGAGTCTAAACCTTGGCTGGCTAAATAAGTGCCTGTTGAGCTAGCTCTAACACTATCCATGTACTGAATAACTTGCAAAGATTGCTGCATCATCGGCGGAACAACTAAAGGCATTACCGCTTGCTGTGGGGTAATTGCTGTTCTTGATTTAAGCCTGACAACGCCGTTTGCTCTAATTTTTAACATATCGTCGAGGTTGACGTCAGGATGAACCACATTACGCGGCTTATTAACTGCGTAAATATTGTCAAGAGTCTGTCTCAATAGTACCGTCTTAACTCTCTGTGTTTGCTGTGTTAGCTCTGAGCGACTTCGACCGATGGCTTTGTGCGGCATGATTATCCCGCTCAGACTTGCATAAGGAGAATGATCAAAAGCTTCGTTGATTAATAAATGATTACCTGACTTTAATATGTGTCGACGCTCTGCTATTCCGTCGCCGTCAAAGTCGATCCTTACGTACAAGTCCGTCACTTCGACTAACTCACTAGCCCAGTCATCTATTCCCTGCGTGTCGCTTGTGCTGCCCGTATCTTGATCTCTAACATACTTCAAAGTTGATTTATTATTTCTGTCTGTTGAAATAGTTGGAAGCTGGTCGATCAATGTGCGCTTAAAACCTTCAGACAATAACTGCCCTCTCGTTTTATCGCTTGACGTGTCGCCGACTAGTTCAGCATCTTCAATACAAGTTGCATTTTTACTTATTAGAAACTTTTCAGCGGGTACGCCAACAACTTTTAACTCTTGACGACCTTTTGTAACTTTGAAAGTAATATCAAAAGTGCCTAAATTTATATCTTCTTGCTGTTGCGCTACTTCAATTTTAGAAACATCTTCACCTTCGAGGCTTTCAAATATTTGGTTCAACTCGTTAGAATTTACGCCTTCAAACTTATGTTCCTCAGTTTTTCGGCTGTCCTCCATGAAGTACTTAACGACGCCATTTTTTTGAATGGTTGCGTCTTTCATCCAAGAAAACAAAGTTTGATAGCTAGTCGGTTGATCCATAATCAAGTGATTAACGTATATGTTCTTCTCCTCGACTTCTCGACGCTCTTGATCGCTGCCAGTGAATGGTTGGAACTCTACTGGTTGTGTTGATCCAAGAAATACACGCGCTAGACTAGGCATATCAGACTCTACAACGTCTTGAACATCTGTAGATATAACTTGTGATTGATCTTCGACCTCATCGCCGTAAGGCTTGCCAAGATAGTCTTTTAGCAGTCTTTCATTGATGTGCGAAAACTCACCATTGTAAATAACAGCGTCCCTTTCTGCGTTTGAAATGATAGCGAGTAATTCTGAATCACTCATTTTATTATGCATTTATTAAACTCTCTGTTAATTATAGTCTTATTATATCACTTAATTGATTGTATTGTAAAAACCTATGCCATTGACACAGATTCATATTTCAATTCTTTCCATTCGTCGATAATTTCGGGAATTTCCATGGCCATCATTAAACTGTCGGCCATGTTTGGGGAAGCGATTCCAAGCTTCAGCATTTCATCCTTGCTCATTATCTGGATCATGCCTGAACCGTTCAATTTTAAAGGTATTCGACATATTTCACTTCTTAACCCTTGCAAGTTGTTAATGCCAGAATCTAAGCTTATTAGCTCGTCCGGGTCGATGTATTCACCTTTTACCACTGCACGGTAAGTATTATAAAACCTATCTCTCAATCTCCAGTAGTATTGGCTTCGCTTGTTTCTAAACGTCTGCTTATTTGTCTTTGGCTCTGCAATATTGTCATGCGGCTGATATATTTGATCAGGGTTATCAACTGACATTGAACCCTTAAACATCTTAACATCGGTCTTAATACCCTGAAATGACTCTGAAACTTGTCTATTCAAGCTAACACCAAGCCCATCACAATCCCACGTAAACAAATCCGCGTTGTATTTAATCGCTTTGTTAGTCGCCCAATCGCATCCTTCGTTAACGTCACCTGTTGCCATGCTATCGACTTCAAGAAATACAGCACCCTTCCTTATTGCTATGCCTTTGTCATCCTTCCCAGTGTCACTTGGATCATGACTAACGATAGTTGCGCCCAATGGTTTAAAGCCTAATTTCTTATGCGCATCAATGCAGGCATCGAACCACTCAACTTTGATTATTGAGTTAGCTATTGAATCATTAAACTTGCCAAGCCAAATATGGTCGTATTCTGCCCGGTCTAAATGGTCTAAATCGTATTTCCTCTCATCCTCAAGGACTTCAGGAAAAAAAGGATTGTCCATATAGTTACAAACTATAATTAAATGCAAATCATCTTCGTAATATCCATGCTTATCTAGTTCTTTTTGGAAAGGAATGATGAACCGTTGAGAAAAAGGATCTGCGCTTGATGCTGGATTACCTACCAACCAAACTTCTGAACCTTCTATTCTTAAAGTAGGCGTAAGCATTTTTAGGGATTTGTAGCTGATTGTTTGAGCTTCTTCTATAAAGAATCGTTCGTAACCATGCATTGATTTAATTGACTCTGGATTTCTAGCCATGCCCTTGAATGTGAATGAGTCCTGGCCGTTGTTCAATATGACATTGTTTTGAATATCAAACCCTTTTAAATCTAGGCGCTCTATCTCATCAGACAATAAAGAATAAACCGAGTCACTGATTGAGTTCTGAAACTCTCTAAAGCAACCTGTTTTAATCCCCTTGGTTTGAGCGTCCATTAAACATATGTCGGCTACTGTGTGAGACTTACCACTCCCACGCCCTCCGATAATAACTTTGAAGCGCTTTTTCTTCTTAACTAATGGTAATAGTTTTCTAGGTATTTGCATTTTAGGCATTTAATCGCCTATCACTTCAACAGTCCAAGATTGATCTATTTCTATAGCTCCACCGTCAACGCCTGATAATTCAATACCTTTAAGATTCGGTAGAAATTTATCGACTAACTTAAGTCTAAGCTCTGCTGCTACCTTCAATTTACTCAGTTCAAAGCTACTTGTTTCACTTGCTTTAAGCTGTTCAATTTTTACTATTGAATCAATAGCATAGTGTAAATGACCGCCTTCACTTAATTTTTGCCTGTGATTCACTTGACGCGCTTGTTTCATTGCTTGTTTTGTTGTCTTTGCCATACTGTTACGAGTCCCATTAGGTTATTCGTGATTGATTTACTTACTTGTTAGTTTCTTATCTTTGCTCTTTGCGTATTCTGTAGTTTGCCAGAATTTATTCTCACTTATACTTTTAGCGCCATCTTTCGAAAACGTTCTTGAATTACTTCCCTTGCTCATGATTTCACCCAATCCGCTGTCGTTATTGATTCATTTACCCACGTCTCCGCTGCTACTGCTTGCGAAGTCCAATCTTTGCTTGTTATAGCTCTATCTTGCCAAACCACGTCAGAAGGTATCACCACGTTAAAATTAAATGTATTTATCGATACTGTTGATAATTGCATTTGTGCGGTGATATCTGTGATTAACTCTATCACAAAATCATTGACGTTTATATCTAACGTCTTTAACTGCATTTCTGCTATTACAGTCGAATCTATATTAACTGTAAAATTATTAGCGCTTATACTTATTGTCTTTAATTGTAAATCAGCGTTGACAGGAGTATCAATTTCTAAACTAAAATCAAACTTCTGAAGCGTGATTTCTTTTCTCTGCATTTCTGCTAAGACTTCTCCGCTCACCGATACATTAAATCCGAATGTTGTTATTGATAGCGATTCTAGTTGCATTTCTGCATCAATTGGTGTGTCTATCTCTACACTAAAATCAAAAGGTTGAATTGTTAGCGTTTTGCTTTCTAAATTCGCTGTAACTTCTGAATCAATATTGACACTAAAGTCAAGTACTGCAATGTCTAGTGTTTTTAACTCTAAATCTGCCGTTATTGGTGTATCAATGTCTATACTGAAAGATAAAGCGTTTAAATCAATTGTTTTAAGTGATAAGTTGGCATCGATTGGGGTTTCAATATCTACGCTAAAATTAAACTTGTTTATATCTAGCGTTTTTAGCTGCATTGATGCGCTAATTGGTGAATCTATGTCAACTGTAAAGCTTAATGCATTAACATCTAATGTTTTAAGTGGTAAATCCGCCTCAATTGCTGTGTCGATATCTACCGCAAAATCTAAAGTATCAATGCTAACTGTTGTAAGCTGCATATCTGCGTCAATATCAACGCCGCCCGCCGATTCATTGTAAATAGCGTAGCCTTGAACTCCGCCCCTCGATGTGCCTGTGCTTGTTGCTTGTACTGTGAAAGCTGACAATGTTGAACTTACATCTCTAGTCCAGACGACTAAAGTCCTGACTGCGGGCGATGATATCAAAGCAACCGAGAATCTTTGTGTAAAACCTTCTGGAGCGGTCCAAGTTGGTGCTGATGCTGACGCATGAACTCTGTAATAAATAGCTACATCGCCCGCCACTGCGTCGATATCAATGGATGGGTCATCTACTGCGCCGTAAGTATTATTATCACCTGATGCGTAAGCCGTAGTTTGGTGGATGCCTGAAAGGGTTATAGCACAGCCAGTTTCTCCATTCGGCGTGCTTGACCAGTCTAAATCTAAAGTGTTTGAGCCTGTCGCTGGAGCTAAGAGGTCGGACATATTGGCAGAGGGATCTGCACCACCCGCCAGATCTGTGCCAGAATCTTCGCGCTCTGTCATTGCTACAGAGTTATATGTTTGATTTGTTCCTGATGTAACCGCACCTCGATAACACGCAGCAATCCAGACTAATAGCTCATCGTCAGTACTATCAACTGTGTAGCTACCGCCTGGTGCGACTGTCGAACTACTTACATAAGCGCCAGCCATTATTCAACCTCGCGGACAGCAAAAAGCACTAATTTAATAGTGCTTTTTGATTTAATGGTCATTTTAAGGGTTTACAGTTAAAGTAAACAATCCGCTTGCGTTTGGGTTTGCTGTAATAGTTGAATCAACCATCGAAACCGCTGTACTGCCACTGTCTGCAGTGAAATCTACAAACCCAATCGCGTCATTAGTTCCCGCGTGTGTGTTATTAACAATTAACCCAGCGACAATATTTGTCGGCGAACCTGCCGCTTTCGTCCAAGATGGTGAGTTTGTAATGTCAAACGTAGCTACTCCGCCAACTTCAGCGTAAGTAGTCGTTAACGTGACGCCGCCTGTCGAATAGCTGCCGCCTGCCGTGCATTCCGTGTAATCTGCACGGTCTGGTGAAGCTTGACCCACAACTGGTAAAGTTGTTATTAATATCATTGCAAACGTGTCGCTCGTAAAGTTGTGATCTTCACTTCCGATTGTCAATGCTAATTCTTCAAATAATCCTGTGTCGCCTAATGCCATTGTTCTATCCTCATTTTTAAGTAATTCTATTAGTAAAGCTTTTCTATGATTAAATAAACGCCAGCTCTATTCATATACTTGAGCTGAGCATTTGCAAATTCTAATTCTTTTTTGTTTCTCGCTAACAATACGCAAGCTGCTAGTTTATCAGTTTGTACCGCATATACTATTGATTGCCCAATACACTCGTAATTCTTCGGACGTTTAGCCCAGTCAAATTCTATTGCTAACAAATCAGTTAGACAGTCAACGTAAAGACCTTGCTTCGTCCGCGCAGGCTTCCCGCCGTATTCCACACATATTTTATCAGAGTAAAAAGATTCGCGCTCAAAGCTCGCTGCTTGCACGTCTAATGATAATAGCGCAATGATTAAAATTATGGCTTTCATTTGTTGAAGCTCTCATTGTGATCAAGAATATCATTACATGCTAGCGTGATCATTTCTTTTAATTGATCCGACCGCTTTTTAAACTTTTTCTTAACTGTTAAAGGCGTTGTTTGGTTTTCTTGATCAGTAAAATGCACCTGAGATTGTGTAATTTCTCTACAATCAAGCGGCACATGCGCTATTTCTGTTGTACTACAAGCTGTTGAGGTCAATAGTATCAGCGGAATCAGTTTTTTCATTTTTAGCCTTTAATCTTTCGGTTGATTCTTTTTTATTTTCAACTGCATCTTCTTCTTGCTGTTCATGAATCGCTTTAATTTCGTCAATAATTAAAGCGTCATGCTCCAGCTTCTCGTTTTTGTGACTTAGGAACTTGTTTCTTATCGTTAGAAAGCCAACAATAGACGCCAGAATGCCGAGTCCGTAACTTTTTAACGTGCTTAGACCTAGCATTATTTCTCACTTAGCGCAGAATTAGTTTTAAATCTTAATAGTAAATTAGCGATGACGATAACGTATGAAAAGTTATTATCATTCAACCAGCTCATTAATAGCGGCTCTGACATTGCGACTGTTAATAGTAAAACGCCGGTAGTGTTGATCCAGATTGTCCATGATTTTAATGCTTTTTTGAATGTGTTCATTTTACCACCTTGCTTTTTTTGAACGTGAATCTATATGAGTGAAATTTGTATATCGACCTAACCCGTAACTATTTGGATATTTTTGGTCAAACTTATCTTGTACTTTTTCAGGATCGACCCCAAAAACACTAATGTCAGCGGCCAACCCTTCTAAGTGTTTACTATTTGGAGCGCCGCCCACCGACTTATTATATATTTTACATCTACATGCTGAATTGATTTTGATAGGTGCGTCAAAGTGATTCCTGAGCCATTCTAAAGCCTCAACTAGCTCAACGTCAGCAGTTGCAAAACCACAACCACACCGACACTCAAATTCTAATCGCATAAAGTGCTCACTGATATAAACTGATTTATCCATGTTGCTCATTGTACCACCATAGGAGCTGGGGTTTCGTCGATAATATAATGTTTAACTAGATGGGCGCCGTAAACAGTAAGGCCTCCAATCAATACATAAGCCGCGTATTTTTTAACTACTTGCCAGAATTCTGTTATTTTAGAATTAGCTTCAACCGCCTCTTCTAATGTTTTTTGCTTTTCAAATAGTTTAATTAGTCGCTCGTTTGTATTGTCGTGCTTCAAGCTGTTATGAATTATCAACTCTTTAAGCACCTCTAGGGTTTCTTGCCCTTGTATTTGTATCGCTTCGATAGCTTTCGCCGTCGCTTGGCTGCTTTCCGTCGTCATCTTTAGATAAAGATCGAATTCTGGTCTTGAAATTGGCTCGCCGCTCAAAATAAACCCCCGTTGCTACGCCGAAAAAGAACACTGACAGCGCCTTGATTATTAATGTTGCTGTTAAGATATCTAACTCCATTACCTAGCATCCTTAAATAAATTAAACAAAGTATTGAAATTGCTCCTGCAAAATAAGGATACAGATTATACACGGAAGGGCTGACTGCTTGGCTGATGAAATAAAAACTAGTTACTACGTTGACCAATGTATTAGATACAATTAAACCAATGATGAATAGATGCGCGTTTAGCTGTCTTAATTTGTAGATAACTGCGATATTGATAGCGCTATATAATTGATATATAAGCCAGTTATTAGAGCCCCTGAAGTCTTTGAATAGATAGTTGTAAGTTACATCTGAGACAACAAAGAAGCATAGCACTGTAAATGCTATGCTTTGATAATTGCGCCAAACTTTTGTATAAAGATAAAGCGCAATTAATATGCAGATACCATCAAACACTATTTAGATTTCTTTTTTAGCGTTTGCATTTTTTCGTTTCGGCGGCTTCTTGCTACCATCTTGACCTGTCGGACACATAATTTCACCTTCATCTGTTGAATTGATTTACATTATATCTCTTATTGCGCTTGCTTACAATTTAACCTTTTTCCTGATGTCGGGAAAATGGTTGATCACCTTCCTTTGTTAAATTAATCAAATCCATACTCTGATTATTGCGGTTACTGTGACTACAGCGCCAGATAAAATCAAGCAGGAAACAAGTGCCGCCTTCACCCTAAACCCATCGACCTCACTAAAAATCCAGATCATAAACCAGAATACAGCAAGCATTATTAAAGCTGTTATTTGTATTTTTTCAATCATATTATTTATCTCCTCTGTCTGCTAGTTGTTTTCTTAAAGATGCATTGTCGTCATAAAGCCTGTCATTCTCAATTGAGTTTTTATTTTGACAATTTCGATAGTCAGCTAGTTGCTTTTCTAGCTTTCCATTTTTTTCTTCCAATCCTGTTATTGTACCCATCAGTAACTCAAAATCAGTTTCGATTACATCGTTTTTAAAAGAGTTTTTTTCTATATATTCTCGTAGTCTATCATCCACCCTAATCACCTTCCTTTAATAATTTAATTTTGCTGTTGAAATAATTCTCTAGTGCCGCCAAGTCATCACAAGTTCTTTTAACCGTTCCACCTTTCATACTTTCGAGCGTCAACACCTCATCCAAGCCTATTTTTTTAATTAAGTTTCCACGATAATCATCAGAATCGCCACCTTGATACGTATTACAATAATTGGATTGAGCGTGTATATTGTTTTCATCGTATCGAGTATGTGGATTATTTCCCGACTCTAAGTAATGACCCGCGTGAACGTCGCCCACTATCGGACGGTTGCAGCATATACAAGGCAAACCTTTGTCTCTTAGTCTAATATAAGCATGACAAGCTCGTTTAGCCCCTGCTTTGCGGGTTTTTAAATCAGTAGCGTAAAATACTTTTTTAGCCAGAATTGATTTCTCTTTATCTTTTCGCTCTGCCTTTCTTTTAGCTAAGATTATCGCACAAGCAATCCCGCAAGCTGTTTGCGTTGTCTGATATGGTCTGTATAAAGACTTGCAAGCTTTGCACTTTTTCTGCTTCGGTTTAATCATAGCCATTCTATCTATCCTTATTTGGCCATTCAAGGCCATAACCCAGTGATGCTAACTTTCTATTAACTACCTCATAAATCTTGGGGTAGTCACTCGTTTTCGGCTTGGTTGTTGAGTCTTCGCCCGTCATTGCTAATTGAACTTTTCGCCAAATATTGTCTTTTACGATTTCAGGTGTCCAACTCAGCTCAAAGCCCTCTTTGAAAAACGCTGTAAATGTTAAGCCGTCATTATTAAACATTTGAGCAAGTTGACCGCAATATAAATGTAATGACCTATTTTGCAGTCCCGTGCGTTGCTTACCGGTTTTCATATCCACCCGCAAATACTTATGCTCATCAAAGTTGGACCTTAAAAGCTCGATATAATCATAAAGAGCTTTTTCAGTGTTGATGATGATCTCCTCACTCAAAACATAGCCTTCTGTCTTGTTTGATCGTCAAACCGTTGCTTAGCCGCGTCAAAATAATCTTTGTCTAACTCGCACCCTACAAAATCAAAGCCGCCATAATGCGCTGCTATTGCGCTACTTCCTGAGCCTAAATGGGTATCTAGTATTCTATCTCCCTCTTTGGCGTAGTTTTTTAGCAAAAAATCATAAAGCCCTACTGGTTTTTGCGTGGGATGTATTGAGTAACCACCTCTATTAGATGTCTCCCTGAATATTTTAGCTGTCGTGCTTAAGCCCTCTGATAACGATGCTATTTCACACATCGACATAGTAAAATTTTCAGGTATATTTGTTTTCTCCCATACGACAAAACCTTTATAGTGTGGAAATTCAAAGTTATTAGCGCCCCATATAATCTGCTCTTTGCTAACTCTGAAAAGCTCGTTATAAAAATCTATTGTGGGTTTTTTGCCCAATATCTCAGTTTTAAAAAATCGTTTGGAATTTGTTTTTTTGCTTGCAGCTTTCATTTCTTTGGTTGGTTTGTTTTGATCTCTATAAGGAGGATCAACAATAGCCAATTCAAAAGCATTATCTTCTAGCGTAGCCATATATTCCATGCAATCTGTGTTTAACAATTCAATCATTTCCAAACTTTCCTGACATCGTCGTCACCGGTCAACACATAAGCAATTAACCGAGCAAGTTTAATAGTTGGCTGTTTCTCGTTGTTCTGCAAGTATCTTAAATGCCTGGAAGTGTAGCCCGTGATTTTTGCCAAATCTTCGAGGCTCATTTCTTTGGCTTTCAGTAGTTTTTTAATGTTATTCATAACTTCCTTCATTCTTTATGGGTTTAGAGCTTCACCGTTATCTCTATGCCATTGTGAGTGATGTTTAGCGCAAAGCCACCTAACATTCAAAGGCTTCGCATAATCATCATGGTGCGCGTGCAAGTTATGCGTATTAAAGCAAGTTTCACAAGGTAATGGAAATAGCTTTCCGTCTCTTACCGCATTATTCACTATGTTGTGAGCTTTATACTTGTTAGGGTATTTATCCCTATATGCTTTCACTTGCTCTTTACTTTGCCTAGAGCCTCTAGCCCTATCATAAGCTCTAACTCTTTCTAAATTATCACCTCTATTTAAGGTAGAATCCGTTTTTGCACATTCTTTACATTTATTTAAATGACCGTCCGCCATCTGTTTGTGTTTATAAAATTCAGATAGCGGATAGACTTTTTTACACTTAAAACATTCTTTCATTTTATTGCCCTTAATATTTTACATCCCAAGAGCATAACCTATTAACTTCAATAAGTCTACAAGGGGATTTATCTAAAAGGTATATCATCTTCGAAGCTATCGTTAAACTGTTGATCACTCTTCTGCTGCGGTTGCTGTTGTGACTGGTTTTGCTGTTGTGGCTTTGCCTGCGCTTGCTGTTGCTGTTGCGGCTGTTGACCTTCCTGTCTGCCGCCGAGCATTTGCATTACTCCGCTAAAGCTATCAACAACAATCCCTGTTGAATATCTATCTGCGCCCGTTGTTTTATCTTTATATTTATCAGTTTTAAGCTTCCCCTCAACATAAACTTGAGAGCCTTTTCTTAGATATTCACCAGCTATTTCTGCTAGCTTGCCAAAAAACACAACATTATGCCACTCTGTCTTTTCGTTGATCTGACCTGTATTTTTATCTTTCCAGCTCTCGCTTGTTGCTATGCTGATTTTGGTTATAGCATCGTCGTTTGCAGAATAACGAACTTCTGGATCATTGCCTAAATTGCCTACTAAGATTACTTTATTTACGCCTTTAGTCGCCATTATGTTATTGCTCTCTTATGATTGATTAAAAATTGATTAAATAATGCCTGTTTGCCACCGAATTCTATTGGCTTTGGCCTGTGAAGCCTACCGTATACTTTTACAAAGCTTATATACTTAGCAATCGGCTTCTTCGCTCTGTCTAAATCTATGTCCCTGTAAACATTCCCCGCGCTACTTACTAAGTGCGGCTTTAATATGTAACCTTTTTGTCTATAAGTCTTAAATGTTGCTTCTGACTTGATTCCCAGGTGCTTCATTGCTTGTTTTGTGTTTAATAGATTCATTAGTAATTAACCGTGATTCTAACAGTTTTCAATAACGACTTGACCACTTTTACCGCTGTAGCTTCATCTATTCCTGATGCTTTCATTATGTGCTGTTTAATTTCACATCGAACCGCGCCAACATGCTTTTTATCAGATTCTAACTTAGCTAACCTTTCTTGCTCTGCTTTCTTTTCCGCGTTCTGACGTTCAATCTCTCGCTGTGTAGCTTCTTCTTGAGTTTGTTTAACGTCTGCAAGTCTTTTGATCTCTGCTTGTTCTGCGTCAATTTTGGCTTGTCGTGCGGCCTCAAGCGTTCTTTCTTCTTCAATAATTGCAAGTTGCACGGCTCGAATTTCATTAGCTTTAGCTTGCTCTATCAATTCTAGCTTTTCTTTTTCCGCTTGTTCCGCTTTCAGTTCCGCTTCTTTTTTTGCATTATCAGCAATCGCTTGATCTCTTTCTTGTTGCTCTCTGGCTTTTTCTGCAATTTCAAAATTAAACATTTTATTTATTAAAATAGCGTCATCGTGATCAAGCGGTAATTGAAAAGCCAAATCTTTAGCCGCCTGCAATTTTTTCTCTTTTAGCAATTGCTTTTCTCTAAATAGCTTATAATCTTCTATTAAAGCTGTAAATGGTTTGTTAGCCAGCTCTAAGCGCTCTTTTATGCTCTTAGCTTCGCTTTCAACTTTAATTTTATACTCCTTACTAACATCAATTCGCACTCTATCTATTTTCTTTAATAGACTACCGATTAATGAAGCCTTGTCTTTTACGAATTTACGCTCGTCTGAATTTTCCATTTCAACATAAAGACCATCATATTTTTCAGCCTCTTTTTCTATTTCGCAAAGCGACTGCTCTGTTGTTACACTTTCAAATATTTTAATTTCCATTATTTTAGCCCCATTATATCTTCTTTAGTTTTCTTGCTGATTGCAAAACCTGCATTTTTTAAGCTGTCGATTATGCCTTGATTTGTTTGTTCACCTGATTTCAACTTAGCTAGCATTTGATCTGTTTTAGCTTTGTCGAGGTTATACCACTTTGTTTCCTTTTCCGGCACTTTCGCACTCTTAGAGTTATCCATCGAGTCAGAATCAATGCCGTCATCAATCGCAAATAGCCCACACAACGCATATTTTCTTGCATAACTACTAGTCGACCCGCTTAGCTGGCATTCGTCCATGCCTTTCTTGTTCTCAGCCTCTCTAGCCCACCCGTATGACTCGATAGACGACCCATTGCCGTCGATTAGCTTAGCTGTCGCTTTAATGTAGTACCTTTCGCCAAGATTGATAATCTCGTCAGTAAGAACTAGATTGGCATCAACCAACAAAGGCTTAACCGCTTTCAGTATATCTTCACAATTTCTATACTTGAATTTTGAGAAGTCGTTCCATTGCCCTTTCTCAACTTTGATAGATTGCTGAATTGTATTTAATAATTTATGCATGATTAAACCCCGCGTCATTACATTGCTCATTCTCATAGATTCTGCCGTATGCCAGCTTAACTTCGTCAAAGTTCAAGCCTTGAATCTCTGCGCTTCTTTTAGCGTCATCCCAATCACCAAACCCTTCGGCGACCATGTAAGCAATATTTACTTCTAATTCGCTTTTACTCATTAGATAAGCTCCGACGTTTCTACGTAACCCATTAAAATCATTGATGCGACAATAAAAATAATCACTCCGGCAAATTCTATTTTTTCTTTTGTTGATTGTTTCATTTTATATACTCCTTAGTCTTTCGCTATTATCACAATCAATGTTTTGCTGCTTGTCTCTCATTGCTGTTAGAGAAACCTCAATTGCTTCATCTTCAATGTCTTCAATTTCAGCGTTGACGGTCTTAATGTAGTCATTAGTGTGATGTGTTATTAAGTTGGTTAAAGTGTCGTGATGGCCGTCTATCGCATCTTCAATGATGCTGGTAATCCAATCAGAGTTTTTAATTCTGTTTTCCTCCATTTGGTAATAAATTTCGTAAGATATCTCCTCATAAGCCTCAGGTATATTATCTTTAAAATCTGCCATAATTTCCAAACAGGTAGAATCACTGTTATTAACTGGATAATCTTTATCTTTTATATATTGCTGAATCTCTGTGAACATATTTTTATCTCTCTTGTTATTTGATGAAATGATGATAAGTGAACTATTGTTCATAGTCAAGTGTTTTAAATGCTATTTCTTATCGCTTTTAAAATGTATCCAAAACTCAGCCATGCACTCATCTCTTGAGCCTGACTTTAGATGCTCTTTGTTGTAATAAAGGGTGTATCTATCCTTCGGGTCGTTCCAGCTCATCGTGTAGCCGTTAAATATTTCGTAATATTTACCCTTTTTGATCCATTTCACTTTGTTTATTCCTTATCTTTAGACTCATTCAATACGCCGATCACATAGCTTTTTGATAAATCCATTGCTATACAATCTCCGACTCTTTCTATTATTTTTTCAAGCTCTTGTATTCTGCTGTATTGCCTGTCTATCGTTTTACGCATGGATATTTGCAAGTGATTTGTATTCATTTTAACTCCGGTGGTTTAGGTAGTGGCATCCAGTGGGTTATGAATGGGTTGTAATCTACCCACTCCCCATTTCCAGAATGATACCTGCTTGTGTAAACCCTGCCAGCATTAAATAAAACGATTACCGGTTGTATGTTATCAGGCAATCTATCATTAACATCTATCCATTCATCGCTACTCATTTTAGTTGCTCCCTTGATTGCTTATATTTTACATCCAGACCTTTTTAGATCCGCCTGATTCAATTGTTTTTAACATATAATCGAACTCGAATTCCTGCCAAGTTATTCCAAGGTTCATCTTTCCGCACCAGTAACTATCACAAGTCGAGGATTCAGCTAGAACCTTTATCCTCCCCGCTATTTCTATTGCTTCTTTGTAGTTTTCATTTTCAGCAACAATTTTGCAAAGCTTTATTATTTCTGCCGATATCCCTGCGCGACCTAAAACCCCGCCCGCTTCTCGCTTTCTTTTTATATTCATTTCACCACCTCGATTTTAAAGTGCTTAGCCATTGCTAATACGTCCTCTTTTGAGAAATAGATGCCATCGTTGACTGGGATGTCAGGATTTAAAGTGATATCTATGTAAGCGGCTGCAAATTTAGGTCCTTTGTATGAAACATCGTAATCGCTCCATGTGTGATTTTTTAAACTCATTTTAGTTACTCCCTTGGTTAATGTGTTGGCTTAGGTATTGCGTAGCCATTGGGTATGTGTTGTTGTCGATAAGAACCTGTATTTTATCGGTTCTAGCTTGTTGGTATGCTTTCGACGCCTCTTTTGGAGTATTAAAATAACCCAAGTGCTTCAGGCTTCCGCTTTTATTTATGCGCGAAATAAAACCCCTATTTCTAGTTGCCAAGCTAACGCCTTGCGGATAGAGCCCCCTAGCTGCCTTCCGACCATTTAAAATGGTGTTTAATTTATGCGGTATAAATAGACACGCATTCTCAGAGTACACCTTATTACCTTTTATTTTTAAGTCTTTATCTAATTGCATACCATTCCAATCCTGCGACTTCATCCAGAACTTAAAGACAGATAGCAATAGCCATTTATCATCAACAGAACAACCAGCATAAGCGACGCAATGTCCTGAATAACACCTGTGAATCATAGCTCTCCACTTTGCGAAATAAGGACAGTACAAAACCTTCCCATTTACACTTTGATGCGGCTTGTAATTAGTGTCATTAACGCCAACACCATGAACAAGTTTCCGCCTCGCTATTGAGGATTTACTTGCTGGAACTTCCTGGAATGCGTTCATATGCCTAGCGCCTCTCTCATTTTAAAAACTCCCTTGATTTAAATTAATTGCCATTTGGTGAACGGCTTGCCTGCTATGTAAAACTTATTATGTTCGCTGTATATTAAAAAGTTTAAGAATAAGTCGCTGGTTTTTTCATCAAACGCCATAAAATGCTTATATGGTGGCGGTCTTTCGTCTTTCAGTGATTTCATTTAGTAGCCTTTGATTTTGCGAAAGCTATCTGCCTTGATTTAATATAACCAAGCGTTGACTCGGTAGGCTCTCGGCTTGTTACACTCTTATAGTGATTAGGCCACACGTTAAATCTAGCTTTGAATAAATGCGATAAATAGCCATCACTGATAGTTTTTGGTTTATCTTTCCACCTCATTGCCGTTTGATACCCTAATAATTCAGAATAAAACGCTGTTTTTTCCTCCGTTGTCGCCTTTTCTGTTTTCTTTTTACCGCTTATTTGCTGCAATTCGCCATCTACAGTCTCGACATTTTCAGTTATTCTCGGCGCAAATCCGCATTTTTCACATATTGATATTTTTGGAGGCTTAACAAATCCGCATTTAACGCACGCTTTCGGTAATGCCTCGGGTAATTCTTTTCTTTTTGCCTTGCTTGCTTTTCCTTTGTCGCCGTCATCTAGTTCGTCAATGTAATAATCCTCTGGAAAACCTAACCTTTCACAATTTCCAGCGTGATCTAAAAGTATTAACCTTTCCTTACCGTCCGACATCCTGCAGCCGCGCCCAAAACTCTGCTTCCAAATTATCTGTGATTTAGTTGGCCTAGCATGGATGATACAATGAACGATAGAATCAAACCCGGCTATTAATGTGCCAACGTTTATTAATAGTTTTATATTCCCTTTTTTGAATTCAGAAAATATAACTTCCCTCTCTTCCATGGGCGTTTTTGCTGTTATTACTTCGTTGCTTACTTTTATTTTATCGAACTCTGAGCCTAAATAATTAGCGTGCTTAACATCGACCGCGAAGCATATTGTCGGCGAGTTTTCCCCTAATTTTAACCACGTTTTGACAATGTCTCCCATGATTTGCGGCTTCGACATTTCTTTTGAATTTTCAGCGGTAGCATAGTCTCCTTTACTCACCTTAACTGTTTCCATGTTTGGCTTAGAGGTTGAGTAAGCGATATATGGACATAGATAGCCCTGATCAATCATTTCTCGCATTGTTATAGGCTGTATGAGGTTGTCATAGTGCTTACCAAGTCCGACGCTGTAGGCGGTCGCTGTGACCCCTATGACTGGAGTGGTTATTTTTTCAATATGCGCTAAAAAGTTGGCGTATTGTAAATGACATTCGTCGATTAAGATTAAACCGTAATCGTCTATCTTTCTTCTTGATAGTGTTTGAACGCTAGCAATTTGTAGTCTTTTGGTTTTATCGGTTAGCTCGTGATTACCCTGTATAACTCCAGCCGTTGGCAATCCTTGCGCCTCGAATGATCTAATAGTTTGTTCAATTAATGAAATGTATGGGACAACAAATAATACCTTGTTACCCTTATCCAGTGAGCTTGCAACAATGTGAGCTAAAATAACCGTCTTTCCTGATCCGGTTGGTAACTCAAGAATAGGTCGTTTTTTACCTGATTGAAATGATTGTCTTAATAGTGAGATTGATCTTTCTTGGTAATCTCTTAATTTAAAAAGTGCCATAACTATTCGTCCCATAGTTTTCGTCTGAGAAATTAAAACGGCTGTCAATGACGAATTGATAAAGGGAGCAACCCCCAACCGCTAGCCATATTAAAACGCTAATGAATTTTTGTCAACGACAACTTTACTCTTTTTAACAACTTTACGTAGCCAAGAATTACTTCTGAATCTCTGCGCTTCATCACCCGCCAGACTCCTGTAAATTTCCTTGTATCTATTGCTAACGTCTTTCTGCATCGCGATAGGTAGCAGATCAATCTGCTCTTTCAGCCATTGACGGTCGCCGAACCTTTCACCACTCACCCCGCCATCATAGAATCCGTCATTCATCAAAACTCAAACCCATAATTGTCGTCATTATTGCCATTTTCAATCTTTTCTTCTTTTATCGGTTCGCCGCTGAACTCGCTTATCCACTCGGCTATCGATTGATTCTTGACCCTTTCTTGCTCTGCTTCGTGATTTTTCATTACAATTTCAATCTTATTTCTTCTATTGATATTTGTAGATCACTTACAAACTCTTTTAGTTCTTCAACTTCTTTTTCTAAAATTGAAACTCTATCAACAAACTTCTCTTTCTTTTTAAGTACTTTGTCACCTAACAGTTTAGCCAGCAGTTCCACGCCCTGATAGCCCCTAGCTAAAGCTTTTCCTCCTATCTTGCAAATAGTGCCTGTAGTGGGATATACATCAACATCCAGTCCAACAATGCGAACTTGAATGGCGACGCCGTGAGATTGATTAATTATTTCAAAATCTCTTGATAAGTACATGTCTGTCAGTAGTTTTTTATGATCTTTACTTAGCTTTTTCATTGCCTTACCCCTATGATAAAATCTCGTTTTTTTGACGCAATACTACCAACTTTCCCCCTTTAAACACCTCACTACAAGATGAACCTTTTCAGGCGGAGTACTAGCCAATCCACTAATTATTGAGATAAAAACAATAACCTGGTACGTTTCCAAAAAGCATACAATCAGTTTAATTATATGCCCCCTTATATCGGGTGATGTAACTCGTTGACGTTGTGGGTATCCTTGTTACATACGTAAATATCGGCATTCCTTGCCAGTTTAAAGCCCTTCGGCATTCAATTTAATTTGTGCTGATATAGTGATAAATGTCGTAAAGACTATTTTTGAGGAATTGCGGACATAAAAAAAGCCCTTAAAGCAAACCTCAGTTGAACCGCCGGTCTAGTTACCATCACACGAATAAACTAAGGCTCTGAAATTTGCTTTAAAGACTCTTCATGTGATGTTTATGACTGACGGTTCAAATCAGCTTTTTCTGCTAGTTTTTAGTCTTAGAAGACTTGGGCAAACAGCCCTTAACGTTTTGACGATTGTATTATAACGCTTTATCGCTATCAATTAAAGCTTTATTCCTTATGGTTGATAAAGTTTAATAAGTAAGTCAAGCGGTTATTTGTCGTCGAACCCTCTTATATTCTCAAGAGGCAGCCATTTCTCGTTGTGAAACACCATGCAGCCAGAAAATACACCGAAAACGTGCTTTTCAAATGATATTGATCTTTGTTC